ATGATAGATAGGTTCACCATCTATAGTTCCAATCAGGTACTTAAAAATACAACTGATACTGCGTGGTCTTGTATGTTTGGTGACAAAAATGCAATCACGTTTGCATCACAGATACTCAACAACGAAATGCTTCGGAATCCGAATGACTTTGGTGATCTCCAAAGGGGTCTTCAGGTCTATGGTCGTAAGGTTGTAGATGCTCCCGGCTTAGGGATGCTCTATGCTTCCGCAGGAACCGAGGTATAATAACCTTTAACTGAGAATGGGGAGTGCTTCGGTGCTCCCCAAACTCACTCCATAAGGAGTTAAGATGTTAGTATCTAAATTACTTTCAGAATGTTCTAATATACTCATTGATGCTGGAAACACTCGTTGGACAGCTAGTGAGTTACTAGATTATTATAATATGTGTGTGAGAATCCTCACTACACTCATACCTTCCTGCTATACAGTAACAACTGTAATTTCTTTAGATTCTGGAACTCGTCAGACTTTACCTGCAGGAGCCAACAGTCTTATCCAAGTAACTAAAAATATGGGCACTTCTGGTATTGATGAAGGCAGAGGGGTTAGTCTAGTTAATCGTGAGATTTTTGATAGAACATATCCCGGCTGGACTGTAGATACAGCAGCAGAAGCTATTATACATTATATGTATGACGGTAATGATCCATACCAATTCCATGTATATCCATCAAGTGATGGAACTGGAACTGTTGAAATTATATATAGTGCTACTCCTACAGATGTGACAGACTCAAGTGATACTATTCTTCTAAGGTCTGATTATATACCTATTATATATGAAGGTGTTCTTTGGTTTGCTTTCACAAAAGATTCTGATTCTCCAAATAGTTCTGCTAAAGCTACTGAACATAAAGAAAACTATAGGCAACTTATCTTAGCCAAGGGTGGTTCTGATTTAAATAGTAACCCAAATCTTGTAGAAATACCACAAATGAGGAAGAATTAATATGGCTAACTATTCAAATTTCATGGATGATATTCTTTCTGAAGTTCCGGGTTGCCCTTATCCTGTTGCACTTGCAAAATTGCAAAGGACAGTTAGGGATTTCTGTAAGAAAACTGATTGTTATCAAGCAGACCTTGATGATGTAAGTGTTGTGTCTGGAACACAAGAATATACAATATCTGATCCTGATGCTTATAATGAAATTATACGTTTAATATCAGTCAAGGATGAAAACGATAACTATTATAATAGTTTCACTTATGACCCACCGACCTTAACTTTAAATTATGAACCTACTTCTGATTTTACTTTATCGTTAAGAGCATCTCTTCGTCCAGTTAAAGGAGCTACATCATATACAACTAGTACATCGGCAGATTATGAAAATGATTTTACAGATAGCGATTTGACTTCTGGCGTATTGACTGTAACTCATTCTTTAAATGATGAATATGTTGTTGTTGTTGTGTGGGATAACAATAAACAAATAGTAATACCAGATAATGTAACAGCAACAGATGCAAATACTGTATCTATTGATTTATCTGGATATGGAACACTTTCAAGTAGTCCTAACGATTGGCATTACTTAATATTCTCAGGAGCTACATCAGTATCAACAGTAACAACTTCTGACTCGACATCAGTTGATGATATAATTTTCTATAATTATTATGATGGTATTGTTGCTGGAACATTAGCACGTTTATTCAGGATGCCTAAACTTCCTTGGACAGATTTAGAGATGGCTAAGATATATAACAGTGAATATAATGGCTATGTAAACAAAGCCAGAATAGATAATAATAAACAGTTTACTGCAAGAGACTTAAGCGTAAGTTTGAAGGATTGGGTATAATATGGGAACACAAAATCATAAAGCAGTAGTTGCATCAGATGTACATATTATATGGTCATGGTCTGATACAGCATTTCCAACAACTGTAACTGCTGATATTGGTAAAGTATTCAGAAACAGTTCAACAAATAAATTATATGTTTGTGTTGCTACTGGTTCATCTAATCATTTTCTTGAACTTTTAGTAGCAGATACTACTGGAACTTCTGGTGACATTACAGTACAGAATGATCTTGATGTAACTAATGATTTGACAGTTGGTGGTGCTACAACTATTACTGGTGCATTAACTGTTACAGGAGAAATTACAGGTGGAACTAAAGCTGTATCTATTTATGCAGTAGAGGCAACAGATGATGTAACTGCAACTGATGGTAAGGCTTATTTTAGTATCCCTGCTATTCTTGATGGGGCTAACCTTACAAGAGCACAAGCTATTGTTATAACAGCAGGAACAACAGGTGCAACAACTGTAGATATATACAATGTAACAGATGATGTTGATATGCTTACAGGAGCAATTTCAATAGCAAGCACAGAAACAGTTGGAACACCGGGGACTATTGACACATCAAATGATGACGTTGCAACTGATGATGTGCTAAGAATTGACGTTACATCAACAGCAGACACAGAGCCTCTTGGTCTTATCGTAACTTTAGAATTTAGGGTGTAATATGGGAACAGTTACTATACTTGCAACAGTTACACAAGACCCATTATCTGAAGGTTATACAGGGGCAGTCTTTGGTTATGGTGCAGATTGGGATGCATTACAAGGAACAAAGACTTCTGCAACTCTAAAAAACAATTCTAGCACTATACAGATAGAAAGTCAATACAATTCTGGGCTTGGTCGATATGAACTGTCAAGAGGATTTTTCACATTTACTGATTTAAGTGATTTTAAAGATGCATTAGATGCTGGCAATAATATATTAACAGCAAGACTTTCATTTTATGTTACATTAAAAGATGTTCATACAATCAACAATAGGGGTGGGATAGCATTATATCAAGGAACATATAGTAATGCTTATTTTACTGGTTCTGATTTTAGAGAATTTTCAACATATTTTGGTAAAGTAGACTTAATTTCAACTTCATCTAATGGATGGATTAATATCTATTTCAATCAAGATGGTCTTGATTATTTAGTAACACAAGCTAACGCATCAGCTTCAGCAAAACTTTGCATAAGAACTTATGAAGATTATTATGACTTAGCTCCTTTATCTAGTCTATATCCTATTACTCAAGTAACCTATATAAGAGGGAATACAGGAACATATGTAAATTATAAACCACGTTTAGTAATAACATATGATACTACAGCAATAGCATTTAAACCTAAAGTTATGGTATTTAACTAATGGCAAATATACGATTAAATACATTTGATGGTAGATCGCCACAAGTAGACCCAAAAAGATTATCAGAATCAGATTCCCAAACTGCGAAGAATTGTGATTTCCGTTATGGTAACTTAAGACCAATCGATGGATTAACTAAGGGAGACATGATGGGTGGTCTTCGTATAGTTGATATAGGTGGAACTATTAGTTGGTATAATAGAATAGATGATGATACAGTATCATGTACATCTACTGCTCATGGTTTAACTACTGGTAATACTATAACAATTACAGAGAGTATAAACTATAATGGAAACTTTACTGTAACAGTTATTGATACTAATACATTTTCAATAACAGCAACAGATTTATGGAAAACTAATGACAAAGCTGGTGAATGGGTAAAGGACTATATTGTTATTCAGGATTCGACAGGCAACCTAACATCTACTGCTGTTGATGGTAATGGAGCATCTCCGGGTGATATAGATGCAGACATAACAGTAGAAACTGATGCAGCACATGGATTATCTGTAGGTGATAATGTTTGGTTTGATAGTACAATGGGTGGGGTTGGTTATTATCCTACTGTATATACTATAACAGCTAAAACTGATACTACATTTACATTTACTGCAACATATGTAGCAAATGCAGACCCATCAGATTCAGATTGGTTTGCTGGTGATTATGTTGTTACAGGTGAAGTAGGTTCTATCTATCTTATGAATGATAGTTGGTTAAATCTAGCTGGTGATACAGATTTTGCTGAATCATTTATAGCTGATAATAATTATAGAATTTACTATACATCTGAATCAGGCCCAAGGCAAACTGATTATGATTTGGCTATACAAGGCCAATCATATCAATGGCCTTTTGAATATAATAGATTAGGGATAGAGAGTCCTCCTGATTCTATCAAAGCTACTGCCTCTGACGACACAACTGTTTTGGCTGACGATACAACTTCTTTAACAGTTGCACAATCAGTAGCATATGTTTATACATATGTAACAGGATGGGATGAAGAGGGGCCAGAGTCGCCAGCTTCAGATGTTATTGATATTGAGGTAAATCAGAAAGTAACTCTTACTGGTTTCTCATTACCATTAGTATATGCTAATAATATTGATTATATTCGTTTATATAAAACAGTTACAGGGACAGATGGCACTACAGAATATCTTCAGATAAACAGAAAAGGAATAATAACAGGAACTACAGATGGTACTGATAAGGTTGTTATAGCTTCAGCAGGTCACGGACTTGTTGACACAACAGAAGCACCGACTGTTTTAATATATGGCACAACAAGTTATAATGGTGAATGGACAGTTGAAGTAATAAATTCAGATTCATTCTATATACTTGACGATCAAGGAGTTTATATTGATTGGACATCTGGAACTGAAGAAGGTGAATGGGTACAAACATCTGACATAACATTAACTGATGCTGTAACATATGGAGTAATAGATAGAAATGACCCTGAAGATGCTGGTATACAACTCTCTACTGAGGATTTCGATCCACCGCCAACTGATTTGCAAGATATTCGTTTATTCTCTAATAATATTTATGCTGGTTTTAATGGAGATAATGAGCTTTGCTTATCAGAGCCGGGTTATCCGTATGCTTGGCCTATAAAATATAGAATACCTGTTGCATATTCTATTATAGCGGTTAGTGGATATTTGTCCACATTGCTTGTTCTTACTGATGAACAACCATTCTTGGTAGTAGGGACAGACCCATCAACAATGACTCTATATCCAATGCCATACAAGAAACCATGTATTAATAATACAGGTGTTGTCTCAACTCCAAATGGTGTGCTTTATCCTACATATGATGGACTATATAGAGTAACTTCATCTAGTGGTGATCTTGTTACTCGCAGAGTTATTGATAGAATAACATGGGAAAACTATCCGCTAACTGATATATATGCTGCATATTTTGATGGTAAATATATAGCTTTCTTTAAGAATACTAATACTGGATTCTATCTTGATTTTGAAGCACAAAATTTAAGATTAGTTGATATTGAGTTTCCTGTTGATTTTAGATTTAAAAACTTTCATAATGATGGGCAGGACTTGTATCTATTAAGTACAGATAATTATTTATATCAATGGGGTGATGATCCAGATACACCTTTGACATATACATGGAAAAGTAAAATATTCCAATTTCTTTCTGCTACTAATTTTTCTATTGCTAGGATTATAAATGATGGAACTAATGATTTAACTTTTAATCTTTATGTAGATGGTAGTTCAACTGCGTTTCATTATGAGAATGTAAGCGGGGATGATCTATTTAGATTGCCTGCAGGAACCAGAGCTAAAGAATTTGAGATTGAGGTTACTGGAACATCTCATGTTGACTTAATAGAAATTGCAAATACTATTGAGGAACTTGAATAATGGCAATCAAAAAATATAAAAGAACTATTAAAATACCTTCTATTCCAGAAGTAGACAAGAAGTTCATAGAAGAATATCCAGAAACTCATAGAGTTCTAATGGCTATGAAGGAGCAATTAGAGGTTTATGAGAAGCGTGGTAGCCATGATGATTCTGTTGTAAAATTTAAAGACCTTGATCTTAGTAAACAGTGGACATCTACAAGCATAACAACTCAAAGTGTTAGTCCATCTACAACAATAAATACTGTTCAGGATTTTCTTTCATTGCAAGGGAGTTCTGGATTAGCAACTGGTGGAGATATAACAGATAATGGTGACCAGACATTTACAGTAGCAAAAGGAACAGGTTGGATTCGTAATGCTAACCAACATGATGCAACATTGTTAGCTTGTAATTGGAATGAATCTGCTGATATAGCTATAGCTGACGGAACTCTTTATTTTGTTTATGTAGATTATAACAATGGTCAACCAATTATATCTACTACTGAGACAAGAGATGACATAACAGGGCATGATTCATTTGAAATTGGTCGTGTTGTTAGAGAAGGGACTACTCTTCATATACAATATAATCCTGATTTAGTTGTACATGGCATTGGTCATGTAACAGAAAGATTCCGTCATCAAGTAGGGATACAAAGAGCTTCTGGTATTATTCTATCTGAAACAGGAACACGTAATATTACTGTAACTGCTGGTGAAATATATGCTAAGCTAAATGAATATGACACAGCAGCTATAGATACATCAGCAACAGATACTTTTGATAGTTATTTAACCAACACATTATCATCTTCTGGAAATACACAATGGGACAACCAGAACTATGATAATGCTGGTGTATTAACAGCTATGACTGTCGGTAGATATGGAAACCTCTGGTTCTTTATGGAAGCAGATGGTGGTCTTGTTTGTGTATATGGGACAAGCAATGCTGCTACTCAATCTGTAGCTGAAACAGAGAGTGCTCCAACTGTATTGCCTAAAAGGTTGCAGGAACAGGGTGGAATATTAATAGCTAGATTAACATATCAAAAAAGTGCTAGTTCTGCTGCTGCTATAGTTAATCCGTTCACTACTTCTTTTACTGCTGCATCTGCATCAGATCATGGGAACCTTGCAGGACTAGCAGATGACGATCATTCTCAATATTTATTAGCTTCACAAGCTACAGACAGAGGTACATTTACTACAAATTGGGCAGACCTCACTGATTCAGGAGCAACAACATTACATAAACACGATCATGGAGGAATGGACGGTTTAGGTGATGACGATCATAGTCAGTATCTTCTTGTTGATGGCACAAGGGCTATGGCAGGTGATTTAGACTTAGATTCAAATGATGCAAATAATATCAATGCTATTCAATTTGATACTGCTCCTACTCATTCACAATCTGAAGGTTCTTTATATTGGAATGGAACAGATCATACTCTTAATATAGATACAGAAAAGACAGGAGTTATTTTACAAGTTGGGCAAGAGATACTAACAAGAGCAAGAGCTACTGAAAATATATCTAATGGTGATATAGTTTGTGTTGTTGGTGCTCAAGGTGATAGGCCAGCAGTAGCAATAGCAGATGCAGATTTAGCTACTGCTCATAAAACATTAGGTATGGCTACACATGATATAACATCTGGTACTGACGGTTATATATGCAGATTAGGATTCGTAAGAGACTTAGACACAAGTTCATATAGTGCAGGGGATATGATATATCTTTCTCAGGTAGGCACAACAGGAAATACATGGACTAGCACAGCACCATCTACTCCTGCTCATGCTGTTGTTATAGGAATGATTATAAAGGTTAGTGCTACTGAAGGAATCCTATGTGTTAATTTGACTAAATATCCAGACCTTAACAATGTAGATGATGTATTAATTGCATCTGCTGCTGATGGCGAACTTCTTGTTTATGATAGTGCATTGGCATATTGGAAAAATTCAAGTGTAGTAGGAACTTTAACTGCTGGGAATATATCCTTTGCAGGGCAACTTGCTTTCCCATCTATACAAAATACATCTACAGATGTTAATACACTAGATGATTACGAAGAAGGCACATGGACTCCTGTAATTGGTGGAGCTAGTGGAACCAGTGGACAAAGTTATGCTACCCAAGGTGGAACATATACAAAGATAGGACATAGAGTTTTTGCAACAGGGATAGCTTTTCTGTCAGCAAAAGGTACAATTACTGGGACTTTAGTAATATCAGGTTTACCATTTGCTTGTGCTTCTGGAACAGATGAATATTCTACAGCAACATTTGGTTCTTGTAAATATTGGTCATTATCTAGTGGTCATGTACTACAAGGATATATAGGGGCAGGGGCATCATATATAACTTTAAACGAAACTGATTTCAATAATGATAATGTATCATTATTAGCTACATCAAATGTTGGAAACTCTACAGGAGTGATTGTTAGTGTTTCATATATTGCAGCATAAAGGGAAATAAATATGCCGACATTAATGACAATAGAAGGAACAGTTGAGCAAGGACTGTTGATTAGAGATGCACTTTGTGCTAACCATAATTATTTAGAAATGATTGCAGACCCAAATAATATTGGAGAGGAAATACCAAATCCTGAATCTAAAACAGATTTTGCTAAACGTATGCTTCTTGCTTTTTTAAAAAGGCAAGTAAAAATATATAGAGAGAACGAAGTAAAGGCTACACTTGCAGCAGCAGTAGAACAAGCAGAAGCAGAAGCAGATGGAATAGGTGTAGCATGAAATATTATAAACTAATATATAAAGATAAATTTTCAAATGGTTTAACTTGTGCTGGTTATGCAAAAGGATACAAGATTTATATACTTAATAAATATAAAAATGATGTTGGTATCCTTGAGCATGAGAAAACTCATGTTAGGCAATGGTTTTATTTTTTAACATTTCCATTTAGTTTTCTTTATAGCAATTTTAAATGGTTTAAATTATGGGCTGAAGTTCAAGCATATAAAGTACAGCTTAAAAATAATCCTCCTGAATGGCCTGATTATACAGAGCTATATGCAAAGTTTATAGTGAAGAATTATAAATTAGGGAATTATAAAACACAAGAAGAAGTAGTTAAAATGTTGAGGGCATAATGAATCTTAATATTTATTTAGTCAACCAACCTCAAGACATAGTTGAGGTTTGGGGATTAGTTAAGGAAGGATTTACTAAAGTAATGGATAAAGGTCATGGTGAAGAAACTCTTGACTTTATCTTAAGTCAGTTAATTAATAGCCAACTCTTTCTTTGGGTAATATTTGATAAAGAGACTGACGAATATATTGGATTCTTTACGACAAAGAAAGTTTTTAATTTCTATAAAGGTGATAATGTTGGTTGTCTTATTGTTAATCATTATTACAAGAAGAATAGGAACTGGAATAAAGAGGGCAATAAAGAAGTTAATGAGTTTATAACAAGGCACGCAATGGAAACAGGCTGTAAATTTATTAAGATGTACACAGCTAGAGATAAAGATAGATACTGGAACGACTTGGGTTTTTTCAGGGCATACACTGAGTATGTAAAAGAAGTCGTGGAGGACTAAATCATGGGTAAAGATGGTGGTGGTGGTGGCAATTCATATGATGCTGCATACAATCAACAGATGGCTACCCTTGCTAATGTTACAGCAGGGATGGGGTTCAATGATTATCTACGGAGATATGGATATCAGTTAAATCCGATGTATGGTGGCATTACAAATCCAATGGCTTCTTATCAGATAGCATCTGGTGCTAATACATTTAATAGTGGTGCAGGATATACAGGAAATGCTACTATTCCAACATACAATCAGCCAAGTACACAACAAGGAACTGGCGGAGGTATGGGTGCACTTAATGGAATGTATCAGAATGAAAATGGTGAATGGTTAAGTTCTCCTCCCGGTGGTTGGGCTAATCAAGTTACTACAGGAGCCTCTCCTTATTCTGGTAAAAATGGTGGATTAATGTCTAATGTTGCTAATGCTGCTGGTCTTAATAATGGTATGGTTAGTGGAATACCTAACAACGGTGGATTGTTTACTCAGGCTGTTGATAGATATGGTCAACCAATTATATCAGCTATTGATCTTGAAGATCAAGCCAATAGATTAAACTATCAGTTAAGCCCAGTTCAGCAACAGTATCTTATGGCTGGACTTAATAGTGAGATAGGATTAATTCCACAAAGAGGTGGTCTTGAGTCAGCACAAATTGCATCACAAATGAATTTATTGCCTGAACAAGAAGCTACTGCATTAGCTGCTTTACAAGCACAGCAAGGCGTAATCCCCGGACAAATGGAATCTGTTAATGCTCAGAACGCTGCATTAGTTCAAAGACTTCAAGCTGCTGGTAATCCTGCTCAGATTGCAGCAGATCAAGCAAGGGCAAGAGGTGAGGCTACTGCAAATGTACAACAAGCATTTAATCCTGCTGCACTAAGAACTCAGTTAACAAGAGCTGGTGTACAGGGAACATCTGGACAGTTTACTGATGCTATGGCAAAGCAAGCATTTGAAAGAAGCAAAGCATTAGCTGGTGCACGTTATGTTGCTGGTAGGGATGTACAACAGCAAGCAAAGAATGACCAGATGAAACTTATAGGAACAGGCGTATCTGCCTTACCTACTTATTCATAAGGAGAAATACAATGGCATTTAATCCGAATCAAGCATTGCTGGGTAAGATAGGTGGAGGAACTGATAACTATCAGCAATCTTCTGCTCAGATGATGCAAAATGCACAAGCAGCAATGGGTTCACAACATCAGGTAAGAGAAGGTAATGAACCTACTGTTGGTAGTGCATTACAAGGTGCAATGGGTGGAGCATTGACAGCAGCAGGTGCAGGAGCAACATTAGGTGCTGTAGGTTTAGGAGAAACTGCAGCAGCTACATTTCTTACAGGTGGTCTTGGATTAGGGATTGCTGCTGGTGTTGGTTTACTTTCAAGTATATTTGGTTAATAGGAGCATATAATGGCTACCAAACAAACAGGACAAGATTGGATGGCACTTGGGCAGAATATGCTCAACATGGCAGGAAGCCTCCAACAAATGAAAGCAAATAAATTACAGCAAGAAAGGGCTGCATTACAACTACAAGATGAAAAGCAGAATAAAGCTGCTGAAGACCTTGGAATGGAGATGGGCAGGAAACATATTTATGCTCTACCAGATAGTGCTGCTGACCAGACACCTGAAGTTAATGCTGTTATGAAACAACAGAACGCAGCATTAAGTCCTGCCAAACAGGTGAAAGCTGAATTGCTAGCTGAAGAATATATCAATAAAGATATTGATAATCAAGCTGGAATTATGGCAGAAAGATGGAACGCTCCTTTTCAAACAATGCTTCGTGCTTATGATAATAATTCTGATGCTGCATTAACAGCACTTATGAAAGAGATGAAAGGACTTGATAATGTAAATGACAAGTACACATCTAAACTTCGTGTAGCATTTAGGAATAAGATGATTGGTCAGGTAGCTCAGTCTGCTGAAACACAGGCTAAGATTTCTAGTGCTGCTATGACACGATCACAGGAAGTACAAAACAACTTAACAGTTAATGGTCAGCGTTTAGTTGGTTCGTTGATGGAGCACGTTAAGCAGGGGAACGAGCAGCAAGCTGCTGCTACATATGGAGAGATATGGAATCAGTTTGGTTCTGCTATGTATGGGCCAGCATTTGAGATGAAATATAATGGAGAAACAATTCAGATAAAAGAACGCAGTAGTGGAAAGGTAGTTAAAGAGTTTGATCCTCTTGATCCACAAGCTGCTTCTAATATTGGAAATTTAGTTTCTTCTCAAATGGGAAACCCTCAGCTTGGGCAAACTTTAGTTAAGCGTTATCAGGACGAGATTACTTCACGTCTTCAAGAATCATTAAATGATATGCCGGGTACACTTCAAACAGATATGGAGTTAACACGTAAAGATGGTGTTAAAGTTAAGATGCCAGCAGGAACAAATCTGTATATGTCAAAGAATTATCTAACTAATTCTGCTGGTGAAGTATTCCCTTTATATGAAAATGAAGCTGCTGTAGGTAAAACATTTTGGGATGTTGAAACATTACCAGAATCTACACGCAAAAATATTGATGCTCAAGTAACTGCTATTGGTAAAGAAATGGGTTGGACTCCTGAGCAGATGGAAGAGTACAGGCAGAACGCATATGCAGCAGAGAAGGGAAGATTAAATAAAATAACAAATAATGGAGTTCCTATGCAATATCTGCAGCAGCAAGTAGATAGATTGCAAGATGCTGCATATCCTGTTATCGGTGGCCCACTTGATGCTGAATCATATATGAAGAAGCTACAGGAAATAGGTTCAGGTTATGGTGATGCAGTATATAATATTCCATTATCTGATGGTACTGAGTTTCGTGGTACTATCCCTGCATGGATGGATGCAGAGATGGAAGTAAGAAAGCTACAGTCAGAAGCAGTTAAAAATGAATCACGTGGAGCTAATGGAACTCCGACACCTTCACCACAACCGGGAGCAGTAGAAGCACCTCCTGTTAATATGCAACAGAGAATTGAGGCTGGCCCCAATTATGGGATTGGTGATTTAGCTAAGATGGGACAGAGTGCATTAGGTACTGGTATTGGAATTGCAACTGATGTTATGGCTGGAAGAAAAGATATTACTGGCAAACCTATTGCTGGTGCAGATCAGGCAGAGCCAAGACTAATTGAGAAAGCTACTGATAAGATGCACGAATGGGCACAAGCAGAGAAGCAATGGCTTAGTGATACATATGGAAGAATGACAGGTTCAGCATATGATAAGTGGAATAAAGAAAGATATGGTGGCGGAGAAACATCTGCAATACCAATGGCTAAGTCACACCCTGCTTTATCTGCTGGAATTGATATGATTAAAAGTCACAAGACAAAAAATGTTGTTAGTAAACAAAAGCCAGTTGAAAATGAATCAATGAATAATTTGTTCAATGATTACTTACAATATCATCATGGGAAAAAGAATATACCAAATAATTTAAAGAAAAAATATACAGCTAAAGTAAAAAAGTATCTTGAGAACTATCCAGCTAATGGTGATGAAATGTATGGTGCTTTAAATGAAGCAGCACACGGCCCATTATCTGAAGAATATGAAAAAATTGCTGGAAATAAAAATGTTTTAGGTGATATGTGGATTCATGGTTTATTCGAGTCTGATGGATATTCAGATTTTTATGGCCCAAAAGATAAGAAAGGTAGGATGGCAGTTGGCCCTTGGCAAGTAAGACCTAACTATGCAAAGGATTGGGTTAGAAGTTCAAAAATGTATGGAAAGAAGGCAGAAGAATTTACTGGCAAAACAAAAGCAGAACTTAAGAAAATGTCAAAGAAGGAATGGGAAGAGTTTTTATTAGACCCAAATGTTAACGCATTGTTTGCACTTGGATTGTATATGCAACACATGAAAGCTGCTAATAAATAAGGAGAATTATGTCATTCTTAAATGATTCGTCGGAACAGTACAAGAAGTTAATAGGTATTAGTACGACCACACCAGAACAAGCACCAGAAGAACAGGGGCTTGGTGAAGAGTTCATGACAGGACTCAAACGTGGAACTGAACAGACAATAGGTACTTTAAGCGGTGCTGTCGGTCTAGCTGGTGGTCTAATAGAAAAGGTTGCACCTTCAACAGAAGTTGGAGAGAAGATGCAGAAGTGGGGTTATGAGTCTTACTTGAAACATATGCAGAATGTTCAAGAAAAGTATTCTCCAACTGTAGCAGGATTCTCTCAGATTAAATCTGCTAAGGATGCAGTACATTGGTTCTCAGGTGTAATAGGTGAACTTGCTCCTACTGCTGCAGAAGTAATGTTGTCTGCTGCTCTTGGTGGTGGTATAGCTGGTATTGCTGCACGTAAGGGTGGAAAGAAAGCTATTGAACGTATATTCGAGAAACAAATAGCAAAAGAAATTGAGAGTGAAGTTGGCAAACGTGCTATTGCTAAGTTCGGAAGAGAAGCTGCTGAAGCACAGATTGCCAAAGAGATAATCAAGAAAGCTGGTGCAACTGCTGGTGCATGGGCTGGTTCAACTGCTATGGAAGCTGGTGGTATGTATTCTGAATCAGCACAGGATGTTGGGCTTGAGAAAGCTAGTCCATTTACAGCTTTAGCATTAGGTATGATTTCTGGTGCTTCAGAGGTAATATCTCCTTCTGGTCAGGTTATGACCAAGATGGGTATTGGTTCTATAGTCCGTGACTTCAAGAAACAGTTTATTAATCTTGGTGGCGAAGCTGTACTTACGAGAGTTGGATTAAAGTTTGGTAAAGATGTACTTGAAGAAGCAACACAGGAAGGTTTTCAAGAGTTCCTTAATGTTGTTAATGATGAACTTAATAATCCTGATGTTGACCATGCCACTAAACAGAACTTAATTCGTATCCTTGATGCTTCTGCTGCTGGTGCTGCTGGTGGCGTATTGTTCGCTGGGGCTAAATCCCTTGGCCGTTACAATGCAATGCAGCAAAAGAAAGCATCTGATAAGTTCCAAGAGCAAATGACTGAGGAAGAAGGTGAACCTGAAGCACCAGTTCAAACTGATATATTCGGAACTCCCTATGGTCAAGTTGTTTCAACTAAACAAAGAAATCCTATTAACATAGTTGTTCCTACTCAAACAGAACAAGCACCAGAAACAACTGAGGGTTGGAACGCTGGATTCGATATTGAGAAAGGGCCAGCACAAGGTTATCCATTTCAAATTATTCCTGATACAGCTTATGAAGCAGGTCAGCTTGAATCTGGTCAGGAAATAACTTTCGTTGATAACGGAAAAGAGAAGACAGGTACAATCACTAAGCTATTCCCTAACGGTACTGCTAGTGTTAATGTAGGCAGTAAAACAGTTAAGGTTCCTTTAGCTAACCAAGCACCAATAGCACATATAGTTGATGTAGAAACTAAACAACAGCAACCTTTCGTTGATACTGAAGGGATTGGTGACCAGTTTCGTATGCCTGACGGCACATTAAGAAATGATATATCTCTTGATTTAGAGACGAATAGGTTCGTTGATAAAGAAGGTACTGTCGTTTATCCAGTAATTAAATCAACAACAGGAGTTACAAGTGATAAGGAAAAGAGGGGAGTATTACGTACTCCTGAGCCACAAGGGGAAGGTACTGTACAAGAACAAGCAGCGGAGCAAGGTAGTGAAGAGGGAGCAACAGGTGAACTACTTCAAACACCAGAAAGGACATTAACATCTAAGATCACAGGTCAGCCAATTCCTGTAGCTACAGAAGCACAGGAGGCTGCTCCTGCTCCAACTGAGTTGCCTGTAACCCAAGAGGATGCAGAAGCATTAGCGACGATTACAGAGCCATCTGAGGCTCCTAAGAAGAAGGGGAAGAAGAAAACTGAGGCACAACCTCAATACGAAGCAACTGGTATAGGGCCAGAAGAATCTCCGGGCATTGAAGAGAAGGCTAGGAAGAAAGGGAAGAAGAAAGAGGTAGAACTAAAAGTTGCAGGGCCAGAAGAAGTTGTTGCTGAAACACCTAAGAAAAAGAAAGGCGTTAAACTTGGGCCGAAGACTGAAGAGATTGTGGCTGAACAGGCAGAAGAAGTTCCACCTGAGGTAACTGCTCCTGAGAAAAAAACAGGAAAGAAGTTACCTAAAGCTAATGTATTAGATAAAGGAGACAACTATACTGTTGAGGAAATAACAAAAACAAATGATAAAGGCCAAAAGGTTTTTAGTAGAGTTGCTTTTTATATTGACGAAAATGGTAATCAGCATATAGCTGGAACTATTGAACGTCCTATTTATAAAACAGAAAAGGTAAATGCAAAGCATAAAGAGAATGATACATTACAATTAATTCAAGATGCTGAAGATTTACATAGAGAATTTTCTGAGAAAGCTGACAAGGAAACTCAGGATTGGGCAGATAAAAATATAAAAGATATGCTTTATAAAGAGTTTGGAAAAGAACAAACTGATACATTGACAACTAGTTGGTTTGATGTCAAGGAAGTAAAGCAAACTTTTAAAGATTATAATGATGCTAAGAAAGGTGGGGACAAAGAAGAGATTGCTGTTGCTGCTTATAATCTTGGTGATATAAAGAAAGCTATATATGAAGATGCAAGAGAACAACTAACAAACATAGAAGCACAGAAAAAGAAAGCACTCGAAAAGAAACGAGCTAAAGAAGCTAAAGCTGAAGCTAAAGTAGAGGCACGTGAGACTGAGAGACAGGAAGGAAAAAAAGAACCTGTAACTCATGGGGCTACATTACAAGCTAAGATAGATGCTGGTTCTGTTCTTATGGATATTGATGGTAGAGCATTTGCTACAAAGAAAGATGCTACTGCCAGAGTATCTGCCGTTAAGAGAGTTGTTGCTGAACTTGGATTTGATCCTAAGAAAGTATCTATCATACAAACAGCAAGGCTTGCCGAGAGCGAAGACTATCGTGGTGGAGATATAACAGGAACATATGTTATTAGATATACTGGTAAAGTTGGAGAAGGTATTGAATCTCCACTTACACATCCATATATCAAAGATGTTGCTTCTGTTGCTACTGAAGTAAAGGAACGGAAAGAGGCTGTTGTAACCCATAACGGTGTAAAATATCGTCAGCCTTACCAGAGGATTGATAAAGGTTTGGTCAGTACATCTGCTACACTTCAGGAAGAAGTTTACTTTGATAACACTGAAGACAATACTAGGTGGAAACTTGTACCACAGGAAAAGAAAGTGGGCAAGAATATGGTTGAGACAGGTAAAATTTATGTAGTTAAAGTTGACCCTGACCAAGCATATGAAACTCATGCTGGTAATGTAGCTGATTGGCCTACTGGTGATTATAAATTATTTGGTTCAGTTGTTACAAAAGAAGGAAAAATAAATAATGAAGTATTGAATTGGGTTACTAATCATTACTATAAAAATAGCCCTTCATCTTTAATAGGTAAAACATTTCCTTTCACAAAGAAAACTATATTCGAGAAGTTTGTAAAGAACTCTGGCGACAAACGACTTGAGGTTGTTCCTGTTGCAAAGGATAAAGGGAACAAAGTTATTTGGGGTGTTCTTCGTAAAGGTGATCCTCTTGCTGCAGTTTATAAAACAAGAGAAGAAGCTATCAATGAAGGTATTCCAAAAATAGACCCTGAGAATACAGGCAATTTAGTTTATGTTGATGAAATAAAATCAGGATTAAATAAAGGAAAGTTTAAAGTATTTGTTAAGCAACTACGTGAAGGTGTATCTGTTCTTCGTTTTCTTGAAGATAAGATTCAGATAATGGAGAAGATTACTCCTGAAGTTGCTGTACGTAAAACTTTGACAAGTGCTGAACTTGAGAACTACTTTGCTGAAGCAGTACCAGAAGCAGAGGATAGAGCTAAGTTCACTGCTGAACTTGAAAGTAGAATTACTAAGGCTGCAGAAAAAGCAAGACTTGGTGATGAACCTTATGTCCAAAGAATTGTTTGGGATGTCGTATCTAAATATGTCAAGCCTACTAGGAAAGGTACGCTAAATAGAACTCAGATAAACAAGTTTAAGAAACAAATCTATACTGATATATTAGAGAAATACAATACAACATATAGAAGTAAGAAGCTAGGAACAAAAGAACTTGATGTATTAAGTAAACGTGTTCGTGACTTTACTGTTGAATTACTTGGTATCAAAGATACAGCTTTTATGAATAAGATAGAGAAGGACTTTGCTAACCTACAGAGGATTGGCGTAAGAACTAATATCTATCGAACAAATGAGACTATCAAGAATGATATTGATTGGAACAAGGAAGCTAAATTAAAACTGTCACGTGACGACAAGTTTAATTTAATATCTGATTTAACAGGTGTTCAATTCCCTAAAGCGAAGGCTGCTATTTCCGATAAGGTAATGGTTGGTGATATTGAGAAGTTACAGCATAAGATACTATCTGCTCCTGATGCTATGGAGGCACAGAACATACTTGATGATATGTATGGGGAGCAGGATAACTTCTACCAAGAGGCCATGTATCAGCATGGCCTCACATTAATCAATAATACTTGGAAGATAAACAAGCACGCTCCTTATATTGGTATAACAATTAAGACAGGGAAAACTATTGGTAAGATTGTTGGAACAGAGAATAATGATTTCATTGTTAAGAGTGTAAAGACAGGAAATGAATTTAGAATTTCTCATTCTACTTTTTTTAGGCAGGGCAATAATCCTATATATTATAAGCAAGGGAAGAAGTGGGTTAAAGTAACTGAAGGTATTCAGAATCCAGACTTCATGATGTCTGCTGATGGATGGGAACGTGTATATAATCTAAGTGATGAAGAGTTTGCTCTTGAATCAAAGAAACTTTTACTAAAGGCTAAATATAGAAAAGAGTTTAGACAAAGCATACCTAAATTAATTAAAGAATTGACACAAAGCTGGGTACATAAGCCTGAGATATTTGTTGTTGATTCACCTGAAATGTATGCTGATCCTAACTTCATTAAAGAACATGGTCGCTTTGTTCCGGGAGTTGTTGATTCAACTGCTTTTATAGCAGGGAACATGAAGGTTTATGTTAATGCTTGGAAGGTTTTTAATAAGTCTCACTTAACACATTCCGTACTTCATGAAGTTGTTGGTCATTGGGGATTGCGTTCAGTCTTTGGAGATTCATTAAATGATGTTATTGTCAGCATGATTAAAGATATAGGTGTTACTGAGATGGCTCAGTATCTACAGGAGACAGGATATGATCTAAAGAGAAAAGCAGATGGAAGATGGGACAAGACTGATTTCCAGATAGCTGAGGAATATGCATCACAGATAGCTGGTGCTGGACTTAAACCTTCGTTTATTCGTAGAATAATAACAGCTATTAAAATGCATTTCAAACGAATGGGATGGAATGTCAGGATTACAGACAATGATGTTATAGCTCTTGTTGCCACATCACATAAGTTCGTAACAGAAGGAAAAGGAACTGCTAAAACTTATACTGAGTTGTCATTAAAAGATAAGAAATTAATATCTCAGATGGCTAGAGAAACAGGGCAGATAAGTAAAGCATTTGTTCCTTCTACACGTGCTGATGATATATCATATCTTGCTGAAGCTATTCCAGAATTGAGAGAAGAAGCACCAAAGAGATTTGCAGATCATGGTAGCTTTATTAACAAAATGGTTAACAAGATGACTCCTCTTGGTAATCTAGTTAATAAAGGTAAGTATCTAGCAGTTCGTTATAGAACTCTTGGCCAGCTTGGTCAGGTTGAAACAAGGACTAAGCAAATATATAATTTGTTCAAAAAGCAAACTGCTGATACACCAGAGATATATAAATACCTAACAACTAAGAACGCTGACCCTACTGCTATCAAAGATAAAGTATTACGTAATGCAGCAGTAAGAGTTAAGGATGAACTGTTCCAGAATGGTAAAGACTTGGTTGATCGTGGGCTTATGGCTCAAGAGGCTCTTGATAAATGGGGCGGAGCATATCTGCCTAGAGTTTATCTGAAGCATTTACTTGACAGTAAGCAACGTAATTCTTTTGGTTCTGGTAAAACATTATCTGGAATCTATGCTCTACCTAGAACAGCAGATGAAGCATATAGAAAAGTTATAGGCGAGATAAAAGAACCAGCTTATCTTTCATCGAGAGCATATAGTATTGAAGCTAGGGATGTTATACTATTTGATTGGTTAAATGAAATAAGCAAGGATAAACAATGGGTACTTCCTCAATCATTTGTTGACTATAAAGGGAAGAAGGTAACAGCTACTTATCTCAAGTCTGTCGCTGAACATCTACGTAAAACTGCTGATGCTGCAAAGCTAGATGTAAATAATGAGATGCGACTTGAAGCACAGAGAATGGAGACTATAGCTAATCATGCACCAGAAGTCCCAGAACACTTGACAAAGGATTACAGGAAACTCCCTTCTCATTCTAAATATGGTCGTCTTGCTGGTATGTGGGTTGATAAACATATCTATAATGATATAGTTGAGACATCAACCATAACAACTGGCGAAGAGTCATATGCTGAGAAAGTGCTTGGACATAATAAGATGTTAACTAGATTGACAAAGAAATGGAAATGGGCAAAGGTAGCTGCTAATATTCCTGCTCACTTCAGAAACTTTGCAACTAACCAGATATTACTTTATCTTTCTGGCATGTCAATCGGTGATGTCAATAAGTATTATTGGAAAGCATTTAATGATATTAAGAATGATGGTAAATATTGGCAGATAGCTAAAAGGTATGGAGTTAAGGAAGCTACATTTACTAATACAGAAATGTGGAGAGTTGATCGTGCATTAAAGTCAACAATAAGACGACATCGTGAGAACGCTGGATTATTAATGACTGTATGGGATAATGTTGCTAACATGATGGAATATTCTGTAGAGAAATCTGGCGACCTTTACCAATGGTCTGAGGCTTTAGGAAAGACAGCAAAGCTGATGTATGAGATTGAACAGAACAATGCATCAGAAGAACACGCTGCTCTTGAAGCACACAAATGGTTATTTGATTATTCACTTGTTACTCCGTCAATGAAGTATCTGCGTAATGCTCCAATAGGTGTACCATTTTTAACATTTAATATGAAGGTACTCCCTAGACTAGTTGAAGTTGCACGCATGAACGCATTTAGATATGTTCCTTTCATGTTAATGCCATTAGTTATGGCCGAGGCTGTTAAGTCTGCATTTGATTTAGATGATACAGACTATGAGAAACTCATGAAGATCGTACCTAAGTGGATGCAAGAGAAATCAAATATCTATTTACTACCAATGCGTGATTCTAAGAATAGGTTCCAAGCTGTTAATGTTGACTACTTCTTGCCTTGGAGTCCTTGGTGGGAAGCTGCTAGAGATATGAAAGAGGGTGTTATAAAAGGTGATGTTACAAAGCTAGGCGACATGATGAAAAGTTTTGGTCTGTTCGGTGGGCCAGTTCCTCAAGCTATATCAGCATATCAAACTGGTATTGATCCATTTACAGGTAATGAAATATTTTCTGACCAAGATTCATGGGAAGATAAATATTGGAAAACGACTACATGGCTATGGGGAATGTCAGCCCCTACTTGGATAACAAGTAATGGTTTTGCTGGGAAGGTAATGGATTCTCTTAATACAATGGAACGTGATACGAACAATACTCAACCTACATTAGCACAAGCAGCAATGCGTATGTTTGGCGTGAATACATATCCTGTTGATGCTATTAAGTCAAGATTACAAAATATAAAATCTCTCAACACAGAACTAAAAGCAGCTAAAGCAAAGATGACACAAGAGATGAAGAAATATAAATTTGGAACTAAGGCTTGGAAAAATGCAAGGGATGAATATAGGGCTATCGTATTACAAAAGCAAGATGAACTACGCAAATACAAACAAGATACATCACTTAATAAGAATCTAATAGCTAAATTGACAAGATAAGGAGAACTTAATGAAAAGAATATGGGCAATAACAACTGCATTATTGTTATGGGGATCGGCTGCATTAGCTACTCCTTATGGAACTCTAGTACCAACTAGTCCAAGTGATGCAACCCTAGAGATTCCGAACAGCACATCATGTACAGATACAGACGAAGGTCATGTCTGTTCTGATACAGATGATAATACTTTAAGGGTTGGTCCTGATGTTTATTATTCAGGGGAACATACTACTGATACAAATACTAATGCTAGTACAGAATGTTCTGGAACCACAACTTACCTAGACGGAGAAGGTAATTGTGATGATATATCAAGCGTATATTCAACTGGTGCACACACAACTGATACAGGGCCATCCCCTGACTGTAGCGGTACAGGAGTATATCAGGATGGTGAAGGAAACTGTGATGATACTACAGCTTTTGTAATTACTTGTACTGGTGGAGATGTACTTGGGACTGATTGTGGTTCTGGATATGATTTTACGCTAGGATTTGTAGTTCAGATAGCAAGTGGAACAGTAACACTCCCTGCTGTAGGTACAGGTTATTATGGTTGTTTTAAAGCAACAACTGCTGCTGCAATAACTATTGACCCAAATGCTAATGATAGAATTATTCTTGATGGAACTGCTGGTGCAGATGGAGAATATATTACATCAACAGGAACTATTGATGATACAATATGTATCTATGCAGATTCATCTGCTGGATGGACAACAATGTTTAATCCTGATGAATTTACAGCACAATAAGGGGAAGATATGAAGAGGGTAATAAGCTTTTTAGCCGGACTATTTTTAACTGTTAATGTTGCACAAGCTGGATTAAATCCTGTATTCTGGCAGATGTGTGCTGGAGAAACCGCTGTTGTATCTAATGATTGCACTACAACTACATCAACATCTGAATATGATGCTGAAATAGATAATAATGCTTCTACTTTATTATCAAATTCACATCCATATGTTAATGTTACTGGAACTAATATAGATGTATTCTATGCAGAAGGGGTAATAGGTGGAGCATCGAGAGTATTAAGATGGGCGCATAGTACAAACACAGGAAGCACTTGGTCTGTTAGCACAATAAGAGATTATACTAATGATAAATTCCAATATATACTTGGTGTCGATGTAGATGATAGCGGATACTATCATGTGGTTTATAATACACAGAATTTATCTCCAAATAAAATAAGATACATAACCAACAAGTCTGGGTCATTAGTCGAAACAGAAATATATTCTACGACATCCGCTATTACTGAGCGTGGTGCTGTTGTATGGGATAGCAATACTAGCGATGTTTTTGCTATGTTTGCAACTGGTGCTTCCTATTCTCCAGTATTAAAATGGTGGGATAATAGTGGCTCTTCTTGGACTACTTCTAATCTAACTGGTGCTTCCACTATCTCTGCTTTTGCTCCTTGGCTAGATATTAGAAACGATGGCGATTTATTTATAGGGGCTGCTGGAACTAGCACAACATATTATTGGGATACATATGACCCAGATACAGATGCTATTGTAGATGGTGGTACTTTTACTGGCCCAGCTACATTTGCTTACAATGTTTTATGGAACAAGCGACTTGGAGATAATGATATAATAGATGTATTTTATTTTCTTAGTGGTGATTTGTACATAATAACAAACGCAACTGGTTCTTTTGCAACTACAAAATTATTAGATACTGCCAACACATATTCAACACCACAAACAACATATACATACAACCAACCAAAGAGAATGTATCAATATTATGAAGGTAGATATAGAATGGTTGTATATGATTCTACTACAGGCCCACCAAGCGGTTACTTTATGTGGGATTCTTATTATCCAACAGATACTAGCAATACAATAACAAGAACAGCAGACGCTTCTGGTTCTTATCTTTGGAATATTGAAGGGCCAAATTGTAATTTATCACATTATATATATAGAGATTCATTTAGTAATATCTCATATTCTTTTGAAACTTTAAACTAATAAGGAAACAGGAAAATGGCAGACGCAACATTTACTAGGCAAGACCATGAGGTTGAGTGTATGGATAGGAGACAGAACATGAGGGAATACGTGTGCTTAAAGTTAAAGCCTATCATCAAGCAGCTTAACGTATATGGTTGGATACTAGGACTATTTATTGCAGGGCTAGTTGGGGGCGGTATTTGGAAGAACAATGTTGATGCTGCTCAGAACGAAAAGCTAAGGAGTATGAAAGAGATTGCTTCAATACAACATGATGAAATTATAAAGAGATTAAATAAACTTGAAGAGTTGAATGAAAAGAAATTTAATGCTATATTGAAAGCATTAAATAATGAAAGAAAAGATATTCACTGACACTCCCTCGCCCTCAGTGTCAGAGAATAGGAAAGGGGGACGGCCTTGAGTGGCTATCCCCCCTTTTTTTATATGGTGGAGCAGCTAGGATTCGAACCTAGACCTGATGGGTTACAGCCATGCGTGCTACCGTTAACACTACTTTGCTCCAAATGGAGCCTATTGAGGGAATCGAACCCCC